TAATAATACTCATCAGAGTAATCTTACTCACTATACTCTCGTTGAGAGTCATAGTCAGGAGGAAGAGGGGGGGCCTCCTCTTCTTCTTCTTCAACAACCAGAGATTGGGCAACACTTCGTTTATCTGCCCTTGACTTTTTGGATTTAGCCTTTTCCACAATCTTCTGTTTTTGTGATTTCTTTTGAGGGGTGGGGGGTAAGGGTTTGGCAAGAGGCTTAATTTCTTTAGGTTGAGGCTGCACTCTTGCCTGTAATTCTTGAGATATGGCTGGGGGCTCTAGGACCCGGGTGATAGTACCTCTAGAAAGAGTGTCCACATCGGGTCTTGAGGTTGCCCAACTAGTTTCGGGTTGTAATTTTTCTTCTAACGTATAAGAGCTAACCCACGTAGGGCCCAAAATTAGGGGAGCTTCCTTACTATCACTCTTAACAACCGTAGAGGTAGTAGGGGGCTCCAACAACTTATTGTCAGGAGATAAATATAAATTAAATATCCACTCCAACGAAGGGAATTCTACACTCGGGAATTCCAAATCTATCGTTGCATTCTGCTCAACCAATTCAGATCGAGGAACATAACCATCCATTTGCAGAGCCTTATATTTAGCGGCTACTGCAGAGTATAAATATGGATAATGCATCCCTCCTGAGGCAATCACACCTCTATATCGTTCCATCCATGCACAAAATTTTTGGGTAGTAGTATCATAATTACGCCTTGGCAACAACAAACCTCTAACTACACTTTCAAGAGGTGTTTGAGGAACATACTGGGGACGATTTTCACCATTTACCTTTCTCAGTTTTTGGCCTAGAAAGACAAAATCATATTCCCACATGTCAGGTTGGAAGACATAAGGCACCATAGTGGCTGGTTTAAATTGACAGCCAAGTATGCGACCTACATGTTCTTTCACATCCTCCAAGAACGTTTCTACTTTTCCTTTCCACAATGGTTTAGCGACATGAGCAATAAACATGCTAGCCAATTGATCAAACTCTGATGTGCCTGAAACTCCAGTCCTAAGCATTCCCTTCATAAAATAAGTTAGGGAATGTCCAAAAGCAACAGGAGTTTCAAAAGCCATCTGGGTGTTCAGCTTAAAAATTCCTAGCCAAACGGGCCCCATCAAATCACCCACAAGATGTTCAATAATCTTGTACATGATGAGACCACATTCAGAAGGCAAAGACATGTCCATGTGTTTAACATCGGGGCACACAACCCACATATTGTTGTATTTATCACGTAGAACCCACAATGCATCATCTGAATAAGAAATCCAGGAAAAGCCTGGGGGGCGGGAAGCGATCCACTCATAAAGTTTTTGACCACCTCCATAATTCCACGAGAAACCTACAGCTAAATTTGAGTCAGGATCCTCAGTAAACACTGTGCAAGATTCCTTAATATTGCTCCAGATCATCGAAAACAAAAGCACCAAATGTCCAGGAAACACATAGTACGGACGAATTTTCTGATTTATTTCGTCACGCCTATACCTATCCATTTTATTCTTGAGCTGCACGAGGTACCATTCAGGGGCTTTCGCCATATGTTCCAACAGTTTGTTTTGAGCAACCATGTTGTAAGCATCAACAGCATCTTCATACAGTTCATCTAGAATAAATTCTTTTGGAGCCTGTCTAGGAAACCCAGAGGAAGACTGGAAATTTATTTTAATGTCTGTAAACGTTTCAGGTCCGTATCCGTCCATTTGAACAAACTTCTCTCTCTTAAATCCAAAAGATTTGACAAAAGTTGTGTAAAAATCAGACGGCCTGTAAGCCCACGACACTCGAGAGTGACAAGCACCCTCAAGTACGCGGCGATACAACCCTATAGACGGACCACTTGTGACTATCCACTTAACAGCTTCAGCTAGAGCATTAGACATGATAAGCTTCTCGACAGGATCGCAGGGCGATTCTTTCGCTAAGATCAAAAACTGAAGCAACCAAGTCCACATCACAGCGTCATGGGAAATAGCCACCCAAGTCATCATATAGGTGACAAAGTTGGTCTTATTCTTTCCATAACGAGGATCCACAGCCACCATGTAAGGGGTGGCTATGGGTTTGATAACTGCTTTCACAGGACCAAACATTTGTTTGATTTCACCTTCAGTCATTGCCTTAGGCATTTCAAATCGAGACGGAAATCTCGGCATGGATTGCTCTAAATCTGAGACTACAGGAGCCTCTCTAACCTTCCTCTTTTCAGCCAATAGTTCTTTCAATGATTTTCGCATATTAGGA